AACAGCAATTGCTATAACAGATCACGGGACATTGTCTTCTCATAGAGATATGCAGATTGCGGCAAAGAAGCTTGGCATAAAGCCTATTCTAGGAGTTGAGGCTTACATATCTCCAACAGATAGATTTGATAGATCTTCTAAGACAGATAAATCAATTCAGGCGTATAATCATATTATTCTTTTAGCTAAGAATAAAAAGGGTCTAGAGAATATCAATACCCTGCAAGAGCTTGCGTGGACAGAAGGCTTTTATCATAAGCCACGTATTGATAGGGAGGTGCTTAAGGAATATGCGGAAGGTATTATTGTACTCTCTGGATGCCTTAATGGGCTTATCTCTAAGGCTATCGAGAAAGGCGAGTTCTCTGAAGCTAAGATGGTTCTCAAAGATTTTCAGAAAACTTTCGGTAAAGATTTTTATGTTGAGGTTCAATCTCACAATCCAGAAGAAATAAACTCAAAGCTTTTAGAACTTGCAGATGAATTGAAAATTAAAGCGGTAGCTACAGGAGATGCCCACTTTGCTAAAGAAGAAGATAGAGTATTAGAAGAAGCAATGCTTATTCTATCTACATCTCCTAAATCAGATAAAGATGCAGACTTTGAAATGTCTAGACAAATGCCAGATATGCTAGATAGATTTAATTACCTATATCCAGACCGTAAAATATCATTTGCAGACTATAATTTATTTATTCAAAGCAGGTCTGAAATTGAGGCGGATTTTAATAAGGCAGGTATTACTCGTACAGATATATATGATAATACAATGGAAATTGCTAATAAGATTGAAGAATATGACTTCCATAAAGGCTTAGATCTGCTCCCTATCCCAAAGACCAATGCTGACAAGAAACTGTCTGATATGGCCTTAGAAGGCCTTAAAAGACTATCTCTGGACAAAGATCAGGTCTACTTGGATAGAATTGCAGAAGAGTTATCTATAATTAAAGATAAGTCATTTGCATCATATTTCCTAGTTGTAGCCGACATGATTACATGGGCTAAGTCAAATAATATTATGGTTGGTCCTGGCCGTGGTTCTGCTGCTGGCTCATTAGTTTGCTATGCACTTGGGATTACTGATGTAGATCCAATTAAATATGACTTGCTGTTCTTTCGCTTTATTAATCCAGAACGAAATGATTTTCCAGATATTGATACAGACTTTGAAGATCGTCGTCGCAAAGAGGTTAAGGATTATTTAAAGAAGAAGTTTAAGCATGTTGCATCTATTTCTACATTCACTTACTTTAAAGATAAAGGCGTTATCCGTGATGCAGCTCGTGTGTTCATGGTTCCACTTTCTGATGTTAATCGTGCCATGAAGTCTATCGATACGTTTGAAGACTTTATGGATTCGCCAAATACAAGAGAGTTTAGAGCAAAATACCCAGAGGTAACTTGGCTTGCTGAAAAGCTGCGTGGAAAAATTCGTAGCGTTGGAGTGCATGCTGCTGGAGTTGTTGTAGCAAAAGATGATTTAAGAAAGTATGCTCCAATAGAGTCTAGAGCAGATGCAAACGATGAAGTATCTGGAAGAATTCCAGTCGTGGCATACGACATGGATACGGTTGCAGATATAGGTCTTATTAAACTAGATGCCCTAGGACTTAAGACTTTATCTGTAATCTCTGACACGCTAAAAACAATTAAAGACAGATCTGGTAAAGAAATTAATCTGTATGAAATACCTCTAGATGATCAAAAGGTGTATCAAATATTTAATGACGGATACACAAAGGGCATATTCCAGGCTGAAGCAACACCATACACAAACCTTCTTATCAAAATGCGGGTAGATAAGTTTGAAGATTTAGCTGCATCGAATGCTTTAGTGCGCCCAGGTGCAATGAATACAGTCGGTGCTTCTTATATTAAGCGTAAGCACGGAGATGAAGCGGTTCATTATACTCACCCCATAATGAAGCCTTTTACAGAAAATACATACGGAGTAATTATCTATCAAGAGCAAGTTATGCAAGCATGCGTACACTTGGGAGGCATGACTTGGTCAGAAGCAGACAAGGTTAGAAAGGTTATTGGTAAGAAGCAGGATGCAAAAGAACTCAGTCCTTTCAAAGATAAGTTTATTGAGGGCGCTAAAAAACATATCAGCACCGATGAAGCAGAAAACCTATGGAAAAACTTCGAAGCACATGCTGGATACTCATTCAATCGCAGTCACGCTGTCGCTTATTCTATGCTTTCTTATTATACCGCTTGGCTTAAGTGCTATTATCCTTTGGAATTTTTATTCTCGATCCTTAAAAACGAAGGTGACAAAGACGCCAGAACAGGCTATCTGATTGAAGCAAAGAGGCTTGGCATTAAGGTAAAGCTTCCACATGTGAATGAGTCTGATGTAAACTTTTCATTACAAAAAGATTCTATTAGGTTTGGATTAGCAGAGGTTAAATTTATTTCAGACAGCATTGCAAATAAGATTATAGAAAAGAGACCTTATGAGAACTATAAAGACTTTGTTGATAAAGCATCCAAGAAAGGTAGTGGCATTAACTCTAGGGCCATTTCTTCTCTTAACGCTATTGGCGGCGCTGCTTTTGATGATAACCCTAGAAGCGGCAAAGAAGCCGAGTCTTATTATGAATTTTTAGGTATACCATCATTTAATCTTTCTAATTTAGACCCAAAGATTAAAGCACAGGCTAGACCAATTGACGAGTTTGAAGAGCTTGGTTCATTTGTTATGTTTGGAATGGCAAAGAGTATCAAGCGTGGAAATGGATGGTCAAGAATCGAGCTTGTCGACGAAAGCGGATCAGTAGGTCTATTTGATATCGAGCAAACAAAAATAGAAACAAATAAGATGTACTTTGTTCTTGTTGGAGATAATAGAATATCTAGATACGTAGAAGTTGATTTAATTAATAAGGAATCAGAAGATGCTTTTGTTAAATATTTATATGCACAGTCGTATCCTATTGACGAAAATCAAAGGTTTGTGATAAGCTATACACCATATAAAACAAAAGCTGGTAAAACTATGGCACACCTAGTTATGTCAGATAAAGATAAAAATTTGAATAGAGCAATTGTATTCTCAAGCATGTACCCACTTTCGTTGGCAAAAATGCGAGAGGGAATGGTATGCGAGCCAGTTCTAAAAACTTTAGAAGATGGAACACTTATGGTTAAGGAAGTAAAATGACGGACAGCAAAGAAGATATTTTTAAGACAATGAATGCAACTAGAGTCCTAGTTGCCATTCTGAATCAAATTGGATCTATTGAGATTCCAACAGAGGCTTTCGTTAAGTCTAATAGCGAAGACACTCAGCTTTCAGTTTCTTATAACGACGAGTCCTTGTCATTTGAATTTAAGCTGGAGCCCAAGAGCTCAGAATCTGATGAAGAATTGGCTAATAATTAATTAGCATGGATATTCAATTAGATGACATCTTAGCAAAGCTGGACCCAAAAACTAGAGCGAGGGTCCAATCTGCTGTTGACATTCAAATAGAAAAGCAACCAACTCCAAGTATTGGATTGAACTTTGCATTAAATGGCGGTTTTGCTTACGGCAGACAGATATTGGTGTGGGGAAATAAATCAGCAGGAAAATCTTCGTTTTGCTTGCAGATGATTGCTTTGGCGCAAAAAGAAGGAAAGACATGTGCCTGGATTGATGCAGAGCACTCTTATGATCCAGAGTGGGCAGAGAAATTGGGAGTAAATTCTAAAGAGCTTATTTACTCTCCAGCCAAAACAGTCAATGACATGGTTGATGTAGCAACAAAGTTAATGGAAGCAGGGGTAGATTTAATTGTAGTTGATTCTATATCAGCACTTTTACCAGCAATCTATTTTGAAAAAGACGGTAATGAAATGAAAGATTTGCAAGACACGAAGCAAATCGGCGCAGAAGCAAAGGATATGACCCACGCAGTCAAAATGTTAAACTATGCAAACAAAAATACACTACTCGTTCTCATTTCACAACAAAGAAACCAGTTTGGATCTATGCATGCTAGCCACATACCCACGGGAGGCATGGCAGTTAAATTCTTCTCATCTACCGTTATTAAACTATGGTCTTCGGAAGCCGAAGCTAATGCTATTAAAGCTGGTATTAAGGTTGGTGACAAAATTATTGAGCAAAGGGTTGGCAGGCCAGTCAATTGGATTGTTGATTACAACAAAGTCGGTCCCCCAAATTTATCTGGACAATACGACTTCTACTACCAAGGGGAAGCCCTTGGTATAGACTACGTTGGAGAAACGCTAGACGTTGCAGAAATGTGTGGGGCAGTTGAAAAGGGCGGCGCCTGGTATACAATTAATAAAGAAAGATTCCAGGGTAGAGCGAAGGCTGTTCAGTATCTTCGTGATAATAAAGATGTGTTAGAGAACTTAAAGAAGGATATCGATGCCAGATATTAATGAGTTTTTTACTTCCAAGCCTAAAGACGTTGGTGATGACAGAGTAGAAAGAATAGAGCAAGTTAGACCATGCAGTAAGTGTGATCTTTCTGCTCCTTTCTATAACTTTAACCAAGTAACTTTAGAAATGTATTGGACGTGTTCTAATGGGCATGAGACAAGGCATAAGTTTAACTAATGTCTGAAAGAGCAGAGGTAAAAAGAGATGGAGCCAAGGCACAAAAAAATAGTGGCCGTGGTGACTATCAAAAGGGTGACGCTAAGTGGAAGCAGTTTGTTGTAGACTACAAAGAAGCAAAATCGTCATTTACTTTAAACAAAGATGTATGGGCTAAAATCTGTACAGATACTTTTAAGGTTAGCAGGGACATGCACCCAGCACTTAAAATAATTATCGGTGGGGATTCCAAGGTCCGTCTTGGAATCATAGAGTGGTCAGTTTTAGAAGAGCTGATTACATTTTGGGAGGAAAATAAAAATGGCTAATCCAATTATTACAATTGTAGGAAGAGTTGGCAGTGAACCAGAATCTGTTGGATCAAACGGTCTTAGATTTAGAGTAGCAACCAATGATCGTGTTAAGAATGATGTGACTGGCGAGTGGGAAGATAAAAACACTTCTTGGTGGACAGTAAAATCTTGGCGCACACTTGCAGAGCAGTCAAAATCTGTTATCAAAAAGGGTATGGAAGTTGTCGTTGTCGGAAAGATTTTTGAAGACACCTGGACAGATAAAGATGGCGTGAAGAGAAGCTCTTACGAAATTAATGCTGACTCAATTTCTGTTACATCTTACAGCCTTTCTAAGAATAAGCCTGCAGGAAATGATGATCAATTCCCATCATACAAGACATATGCAGAGGTTCCGTTTTAATGAAAGAGATAGTTCTTACAACATTAGTAGGAATTGGTGTGGGCGGGATATTTAGTCTATTTAGACTACCTATCCCTGCTCCCCCAGTATTCTCTGGCCTCATGGGCATATTTGGTCTATGGCTAGGTTATGGACTCGTTCAAAGGATTATGTGATGTTAATATTTTTTTATGGAGTAATGCTAGGCTTTGTAGTAGGCTACGGAGTTGGTCTTTTGATGGATAAATGGGATAAGAAAATTAAAAATGACAGAGGATAAAAATACACTAGAGTTAATTAACTCTATAACTGAGTTCAATGATCTTCATGAGTACATGAATGATGCCCAACTTGATAGAGCTTTAGCTGTTATAGTTAAGCTATTATTGAATCCAGATGTTCCTGCTGCAAAAGCACCTCAGCTTATCATTGAGCTTCAGGCTATGTCCACTAAATTTGCTATGATGGCATCATATTATTCAACAATAGCAAAAGATAAAGCTGGAACAACAAATAACAACAAGAAAAATATATATTACTCAGCAAAGGAGTCCATAGACAAACTTGTAGATGCACTTAAGTATGTCGTTAGGTATAATTTATAATGGGAAGAAATATAGTAAAAAATCTAAAGTTTAAAAAACATACTGGGAAGTTCTTCGACCCAGAATTATTTGCTGAGATGCTTGATGAGTCTTATAAGAATACTAAAAGAGCTGACGGAGACATGACTAAGAAATCATTTAGTCCTAGCTCCCTCGGGTATGGGCATGGTACATGCCCTAGGTACTGGTACATGGCATTTTCTGGAGCAATGTTCATTGATAATAATGATGCAGTTGCTGTTGCCAACATGGCCCAGGGAACTCAGGCTCATGAAAGACTTCAGAACTTAATTAAAACAATGCCTCAATGGAAAGCGGAAGAAGAAGAGATCATTAATGAATATCCTCCTATCCGTGGTTTTATTGACTTAATTATGGAGTATGACGGTGAAACAGTAATCGGAGAAATTAAAACTGCTAAGCAAGAGGTTTGGGATGCACGGCAGGCGGAGATGAGCCCATCTGCAAACCATATGCTGCAGATTTTGACATACATGAAACTCAAAGATGCAAAAGAAGGTTTCTTTCTTTATGAGAATAAAAATACACAAGAGGTATTGATTATCCCAGTAGTTATGAATGAAAAGAATAAGCAAATCATTGAAGATGCTTTTCTTTGGATGCGTGAGGTTTGGGACAATTTTAAGGATGGCGATTTACCAATGAAGCCTGAAGGTGCTACAAAAACAAAGATGCCGTGCACCTATTGCCCAATTAAAAAGCAATGCTATTCAAAAGATACCCCTACTGGCACAGTGCAGATAGAAAGATTTAAGGTTCCTACTCTGTGATATGCGCTAATTCCGATTGTTTAAATGATAAAGAGTTTACTCCAAAAACTCATAATCAAAAATATTGTTCTGATGAATGCTGCAGGGTTGCCACAAATAAAAAAATAATGGAAAAGTATTACGAGAAAAAAGCTATTCGATCTGGGCAAAAAAGACACTGTAAGAAGTGCAACTCTAGTTTAAGTAGATATAATACCTCAACAATTTGTGCAAAGTGTGATAAGAGTATCTCTACTTCAGATAAAGAAAAAGTTTTGAGGATGTTAAATGACTCTGGCCAAATTAGCTAAAACAAAAGCAAGCAGGGTGCTTGGAATTGATGCGTCTACTTCATCTGTTGCATTCTGTCTAATTGAAGATAACAAGCCAGTAAAATGGGGCAAGATCAATATAGTTGGAAACGATATATATGAAAAAATCTATGATGCTAAGGTAAAAACTTCGCTAATGCTAGATGAGCTAAAATCAGATTACATAGCAGTAGAGGGAGCGATACTTGTCAGATCGCCAGATGCTGTGATAAAATTGTCTTATGTCTACGGTGTTGTTATTGCTGAGCTTATGTCTACTGGTGCTTCTGTGATTACCATATCTCCTAGCGCTTGGCAAGCACACATTGGAAACAAAAACCCAACTAAAGACGAGAAAGAAGCAATAAGAGTTTTGAACCCAGGCTACGCAGATTCTTGGTATAAAAACAAATTGCGTAACATGAGAAAGCAAAGAACTGCTGATTACTTTAATAAAAAATATGGATTGAATGTAGTTGATTTTGATGTGGCAGATAGTTTTGGTATTGCCCATTACGCAAATGAAGTGTTGACAAAGAGGTGAAATTGTACAAGAATAAAGATTGGCTGCATAGAAGATATGTTATCCAAAGAAAAAGTATGGAAGAAATTGCTAGCGAATGTGGCGTAACTGTTATGACCATATACAGAGCGCTAAAAGAAAAGGGCTTAATCAAATGAATATAGAAGAAGCAGTAGATAGTTTTAATGACCAATGGAATGAGTTTGGAGCCGCTCATCTTAAAAGCTTTATTGTAGATTTACCTGATTGGAAAGATATATTAGGTTTATTAAATTTAGAAACAAGATTAGATAAGTGGTCTAGCATGCGACCATCTCCTGATTGGGAGATAAGTTACAAAAATCTTTTAGCTGTTAAAAAAATTGAATATGATGCAGCTGACCAGCCCAATGTAGAATCAGACGCTACATTCTTTTTTTCCTTATTTTTTTCTTCAAAAGAACTCCATCTTAAGCTTTCTGAGCCTTTGCAAAATGAAATTATAAATATGAATAAAAGATTGGGCATAGATACAGATTATAATTCTGTAAAAATTTCTTTATCTCCTAAGTATGTTCCATATGAATCTCACGACTGGCACACATGCATTATTCAGCTTCAGGGGACAAACATCTGGTCACTAAGAGATAAAGCATCCCAATTTGAAAAAACATATTTGCTAGAGCCAGGAGATTGTTTATTTTTTAAAAAAGGAATTGAGCACAAACTTTCTAATGATGATCCCAGGTCTTCTTTGGTTGGAAGATTTGAATTTAACGAAGGCGGTAATAAAAATGCTTGAGCCAGTTTTTAAAGACTCAAAAGAGTTTAAGTATGACGATCTTTATTTGCTTACAGTTGGAACTGAAGCAGGGCATGAAATTTTGAATACTTGCCTTGAAATTGCCCACATGCTTATTAAAAAGAATATTTCTTATGGAAACTCTGCCTTGGACCCAGTTCGTATATTTTCAAAGGCGGGGCCAAGAGAGCAGCTATACGTTAGAATTGATGATAAACTAAATAGATTAATTAAAGGTGAAGAATATCCAGGAGATAATGATATTGATGACCTTATTGGGTACCTTATATTATTAAAGGTTGCTAAGGAATTTGCTATTTCAGTCGACTAGAAGTATAATAAAATCATATGGAAATTGAATTGGCTGATCATTTTGATCGCATGAACAAAGTAGTTGAAGAGCTACTTAGAGGAAACAATCCTACCCAGATTGCTACCCTAACAGGCCTTAAGAGGGCAGATGTTATTGGGTTAATAGACGAGTGGAAGAACGTCGTACACAACGACACATCAGCCCGTGAACGTGCTAAGGAGGCTATCTCTGGTGCAGACCAACACTATGCAATGCTTATTAAAGAAGCTTGGAAGACAGTTGAGGATGCAGATCAGGCTGGACAGCTTAGTGTTAAATCTGGAGCACTAAAACTAATTGCTGATATTGAAGGAAAAAGAATTGGCATGCTTCAAGAAGTTGGGCTGCTTGACAACGCAGAACTTGCGGGGCAGATTGCAGAGTCAGAAAGAAAGCAAGAAATATTAGTAAGAATATTAAAAGAAGTAACAGCATCATGCCCAAAGTGCAAGATGGAAGTTGCCAAACGTTTATCTCAAATTACTGGAATTGTTGAGCCTATAGAGATCATCGAGGAAGTCAGTGGAGTTTGATTTTAATGACCTCATTGATATCTTGGATGGCGAAGAGTTTGATGAAAGACCAGTAGATCTTAAAACTTTCGTAACAGATAAAAATTACTTAGGCTTACCAGGTTTATCTGATCATCAGTATACTCTTATAGAAAAGTCATCTCAGATATATAAAGAATCAACTCTAATTAAGCTATTTGGTGAATTAGAAGGATCTATAAGATATAAACAGACAGCCAATGAAGTTGTTGCTCAATTAGGTAAAGGTAGTGGAAAAGATTACTGCTCTACCATATCTGTAGCCTATATAGTATATTTACTATTATGCCTTAAGGACCCAGCATCTTATTATGGTAAGCCTCCTGGAGACTCAATAGATATTATCAACATTGCTATTAACGCTCAGCAAGCAAACAATGTTTTCTTTAAGGGCTTTAAAAATAGAGTCACACACTCACCTTGGTTTGCTGGCAAGTACTTTGAAAAAGCTTCAGAGATTAAATTTGATAAGAACGTAACGGTTTACTCTGGTCACTCAGAAAGAGAAGCATTTGAGGGGTACAACGTTCTTGTTGCGGTGCTCGATGAAATCTCTGGCTTTGCTTTAGACAGCACAAGCGGTCACGATCAAGCAAAAACAGCAAGCGGCATCTATGATATGTACAGGGCTTCTGTAGATTCTCGTTTCCCAGATTACGGCAAAGTAATCCTTCTGTCTTTCCCAAGATTTAAGAATGACTATATCCAGCAAAGATATGAAGATATTATATCTGAAAAAGAAATTATATCTAGGTCACATAAGTTTAAGTTGGATCCAGAGCTGCCAGACCATACTGTTGGAAATGAATTTGAAATTTTCTGGGATGAAGACCAGATTATTTCCTACAAGTATCCTAGAGTTTATGCTATTCGCAGGCCAACCTGGGAAGTTAACCCAACAAGAAGCATTGAGGATTTTAAAATTGCATTTTACAGAGACGTTACAGATGCACTAGGAAGATTTGCCTGCATGCCACCAGAAGCAATTGATGCCTTCTTTAAATCTCGTGAAAAAATTGAGATGGCATTTAATGATCTCTCAATAGCCGTAGATGGGTTTGGAAGATTTGAAGAGTGGTTCCAGCCAGAAGAAGATAAAGAATACTTTATCCATGTTGACTTAGCTCAAAAGCATGACCATTGTGCTGTATCTATGGCCCATATTGAGAAGTTTGTTAGCGTAAAAGTTACCGACACCTATTCTCAGCCAGCACCAATAGTTAAAGTAGATGCAGTAATGTATTGGACACCTACTTCAGATAAATCAGTAGACTTTGGTGAAGTAAGAGATTACATTTTGTCTTTAAGGTCAAGAGGATTTAACATTAGAATATGTACATTTGACCGATGGAACTCTCACGATATGATGCAGCAGCTAAAGCAGTATGGAATTAACACAGAAACTTTATCTGTAGCTAAAAAACATTACGATGATATGGCTATGGTTGTGTTAGAAGAAAGATTAAATGGACCACATATACAACTTCTTGTCGATGAGCTGTTAGAGCTAAGAATTATGCGTGATAAGGTTGACCACCCTAGAAAGGGTTCGAAGGACTTAGCTGACGCAGTTTGTGGATCTATTTATAATGCAATCAGCTTAACTAGAGCGGCATTTGGAGATATAGAAGTACACGATTATTCATCTGTTAAAAAACAATATAGAGAATCTTTAGTAGCAGATAGCCCTAATCTAATTAGAGCACCTTCTCCAATGCCAAGAGATCTTTCTGATGCACTAAGTGGAATGGAAATAGTATGAGTATATATCAAGAAAAAGCTAAAGAGTGTAAGTGTTGCAGTAAACACGTACCTCTTCCAACAAGGCTAAAAGAATATGGTGGGGTTCTAGTATGCCCAACAACATTTGACAACATCCATGAATATAAAAGAGTATGGTCTGATATAGGTCACAGGCCACCAGGAAGTATTAGAAAGCATTTTTCAGAGTATGTTCAGCAAATAGTTGAGCAATCTATTGACAAAACTGATAGTAAAATACTATAATTCAACTAGGCAACAGTAGCTTAGTTGGTTAAAGCCCCGAACTCATAATTCGGTAATCGTAGGTTCAAGTCCTACCTGTTGCACAAGGGGGAAATATGTTCGATGAGTTTGATGATGAAGAAGAAATAATTAATAAGATTCAGCACTATTTAGAGATAGGCGCAATAAGAATTGCTGGCTTTGCCTCAGACGGTGAAGCCATCTTTGAGCTGAATGAAGAAACAACACGGAAATTAGCTCCAGATTTATGGGAAGCCCACGAGCAATACATAGATGCAGAGCTGCTTGACTTAATGGATAATGATTTAATGCAGGTAGAATATGATGAAGATCTAAATGCTACATTTAATTTTACGCTAGAGGGATACGAAATTGCTAAAAGAAAAGGAATCGTTCCGTTAGATAATATTGAAGACTTTGATATTTAATATACCTCTGTAGCTCAGAGGAAGAGCAACAGACTTCTAATCTGTTGGCCGCTGGTTCGAATCCAGCCAGGGGTGCTTGAAATGTTCCTATAGCTCAGTTGGTAGAGCAGCAGACTTTTAATCTGCGGGTCGATGGTTCGAAACCATCTGGGGACACAATGGGGGTTAGCTCAGTCGGCAGAGCGGGAAGCTGTTAACTTCTAGGCCATAGGTTCGAGTCCTATACCCCCAGCGGATGAACATCCAACTTATATAAGGAGAATAAATGAAAACTGTAGGAGATAAAATAGGTAACTTTGCTGTTACTGGCGTTAAACCTGGGGCATTGTCGTATGATGATTCCTCATTTGAAGTAATTACACAAGATTCTTTTCCAGGCAAATGGAAAATTATTGCGTTTTATCCAAAGGACTTTACTTTTGTATGCCCAACAGAAATTGTTGCGTATGATGCATTAGTGAATGATTTTAATGATAGAGACACTGTTTTGTTAACTGGATCTGTAGATAATGAATTCTGTAAGGTCGCATGGCGAAATGCTCATGAAGATTTAAAGAAGACAAACTCATGGTCATTTGCAGACACATCACATGCACTAGCAAACGATCTTGGTGTGCACCATCCATCTGGCGTAACATATCGTGCAACATTTATTATTGATCCAGATAATGTTATCCAGCATGTCACATGCAATAACCTGGATGTTGGACGCAATGCAGACGAAGCTTTGCGTGTTTTGGATGCACTGCAAACTGGCGAGCTATGTGCTTGTAACAGACCACTCGGAGGAGAAACTCTATAATGACATGGGTAGAACAGCTTAAAGAATCAATTCCAGATTATGCAAAAGATATAAAGTTAAATCTAGATGCCGTTATTAATAGGTCTACTATTGATCCTGATGATGCAACATATATTGCAATCGCAGCAGCTTTTGCTACAGGGAACGCAAAACTACTTTCGTTTATTGTAGCAAGTGCAACAAATGAAGTTGAAAAAAATGCTGCTCTTTCCGCTGGCTCTATCATGGCTCAAAACAATGTGTGGTATCCCTTTAAGATTAGCA